GAAACTACAACGTAGTTACCAGCGCCACGACGTGTACGAGCCGCGATGCGGTTAGCCGAACGGTTGATTTCTGTTGCCAGGATAGCGTGGCGGTCGCCAACGTAAACTGGTGCATAGACTGCTGAGTCAGTGCCTGAAGCCAAAGTAGCGTTCTGGTACTGGAAGTCCATGAAGTCGATTGTTGTAGAGTTTGGAGTAGCAAGAGCGCGGAGGCTGTTGATGATCTCTTGGTCGATTTCAACAACAATCTCTTGTGCCAGAGCTTGCATAATCTCTGCTTCTACGTCAACGCCGTGCATTGCTTCAGCGTCTTGAGCCGCTTCGAAAGTCCAGCGAGCTGAAAGACGTCTTGTCTTAGCTTCTACTGTCTCTTTCAAGATCTGGATGCTCATACGGTGGCCTGGCAGACCTTCTGCAACCGCTGTAGCATCAGGCTTACCTGAATACTGTGTAGCGAGCGCAAATGGGCTCAGTGCCTCTGTACCAGCAACAACGCCAGCGGCAGTTTCTGCGTAACGTACACGCAGTGTGTGGATCTGACCAACAGGGCCAGTCATAGGCTGTACGCCTACCAGCTCGTTCGCAATAACGCTGGGCATTACGCGACGAATCAGTGGGAGCATCACCTTGTTAAGTGTTGCAATATTACCAGCAGCCGTAGCACCTGGAGAGGCTGTTTCTGTCAAATACTTCTTAGCATTCTCCAGAACAACATCCATTGTACCCTTACGCTGACCTGTAAGGCCTTCTGTAAGTGCTTCCTTGGTTGCTGACCAGTTGCTTTCAAACAATTTAGCCATTTTTATCTCCTATCAAAGTCCGGCTAACTTACGGATCTCAATGATTTCAGCACTGGTCTCCGCTTCGTTATTTTGAGATTCAGTTAAAACTGTCTCTTCTTTGTTACCAGTTACTTCGCGACTGCTGGTAACTGACTCGTTTAATGTCTTTTTCGCTCGGGGCGCATCTTCGCTGATTACGCTGGGCAAGTACTTTTCAAAAGCACCTTCCAACTTCTCAGTTTTGACACTCTCGAGCAGGTCAGACATAATTTCTTTCTTCTCACGGCTGAGTGGCTTCATCAACTCATCAAGTTTCTCTTTACGAGCATACTTGTCCTCTGCTACTCTCAATCTGCTCTCTGTGAGTTGTACTGCTTCCTCACGTTGATTGATTTTAGCTTTGGCTTCATCAAGTTGTGATTTCATTTCAGCAAGTGATTTCTGGACCTTGCGAATCTCTTTGGTCTCGTTCAGATACGATGTATTGTATTCTGAAGCAAAAGCCTCGAAGAGTCGACGTCCAAAGTCGTTCTCGCGGGCGGCGGTGATGTCATCCTTGAATGTCGCAATCTCAGATGCCATAGTAGAGTTGACAACTTTCTCAACTTTCTCTGCGGCTCTTGAGATGAAGTCCTTTTTAGTTTCAGCAAGCTGACGCTTACCTTCACGGACCATCTTGACCTTCTGTTCAACCAACGCTTTCTTGTCCTCGTGGAATTCAATAAGCTCTTCAGCAAGTTGATCTGATACAAAACCATCCAACTTGTTGAGGTGCTCTGAAACACGGTTACGGTCAGCGTGTAGTTCCTTGACTTCTTTAGCAACCATTTCAGTTACAAATCTGTCAAGTACCTTAGCATGTTCACCGATAGCCTTGCGATATTTAACTCTTTCTTCAGCCAGGGCCTTCTTGTCCTCAGCCAGTTCAGATACTTCTGCTTCAACTCGTGTAGAGATAAAGTTATCAACTGCTTCCACAATCAATCCCTTATCATGCTCATAACGCTGAGCAAACTCTTCACGAAGTTCAGCCGTCATTTCTGTACGGGCTTCGTCAAGGCGTGACTCCCAGGCTTCCTGGATAGACTCACGTGCCTCTTCAGACAAGTTAGTTCCTTCCAGGAGTTCGTTAAATGTCACTGCCATCTTTATCTCCTATTACTTGAGATTTAATTCCCTTATCAAAGACTGGATACCCTTGACAAGGTGTTTTTCTGCACTTTTATCGTGTGTTACTGCGGCGGCTGTTCTGTGAAGAACTGCACCACCGCGCATGTTAAACAAACTCTCATAGACTGGCTTAGGGTATGCTTCAGGAGCACTGGGCTGTGCCACAATGTCCACTGTTACGCATTCAAAGCCTTCGACAATGCCGTTATCGTCCACATTGCCTGAGCCCCTACTAGATACGCCCAATTTCGCTCCTGCTGTAAGTAAAGCAGTAGCAATATTACCCATTGGCGTTTCTATGAGTTTAAGTTTTCCAATACCATTGTTACCGTCCATCCACATATCTTCGATGATGTGGCTAACACGGTCCAAGTTAATTTGTAGTTCTGGTGGATGATCCAGCTCGCCCATTACGGTCTCGCCTTTACGGATCCTCTGATCAATCTCGTCAACTGCTCGCTTAATCTCCTTGAGAGGGTAAACCCTGCCATTTTGATTGCGTTGCTCTGCTTGAACAAAAATACCTTCCATTCCCAACGTCTTCTTGCCATCAGCACCTTCACTTTCGAAGATTCTGACTCGAGCGTCTGTGGGGTTTAGGTATTCAAATAGTTGACGTGACATACAAAACTCCTATTAACGTGGGCTCTTAGTAAATGGTGAATCACCGTTTGAACCATCTTCGCCTGGATTAGGCACTGACAGTTTCTCTTTGGTTTGCTGTGGAGCGTTTGACTTGTGCTCTACATCAATGTTGTGATCACCTGGATCGCGTGGGTTAGGGACACCAGTGTCGCCGTGATCGCCTTCGCCACCATCCTTGATTACTACAGGGCTACCTGCGCCTTCAACTGTTGTGCCTGCTGGCTTGTTAGTAAAAGGGCTTTGAGTGTTGTCTGCACCTGGATCAGGTACGTCCAATTTTTCTTTGGTAGACTGTGGAGATACTTGGTCACTCAACTTAGTAGCTTCGTCGATTTGATCGTCAAAGTCTTCGTCAAGCTCGTACTCTACTGACTCCATTTCCTGGTCGTCAAACTCGATTTCATCGGCGTCTGCGTCCATAGCGGCGTCCATAGCGTCGTCTGCATCATCTTCAGCATCATCGTCGTCTGACATCAACTTTTCGAACTCAGCTTTGAGTGCGGCAAGTTCATCTTCCAGGTCGTCGATTTTGTCTTCTACGTCACCATCCATCTCACCGTCATCTTCGTCGTCGCCTTCACCGAACTCGTCGGCTTCGACAGCGTCTTCGATAGCAGTAACATCTTCAACATAATCTGCTGAAGGGTCTGAGTGATCGATAGTCTCGTCTACTTCTTCCTCTTCGTTGTGCTTCTTTTTAGAACTGCACGAAGATTCGTCTACTTCTTCTGACTCGTCCAGGTCCTCTTCTACTTCTTCTGACTCGTCGAGAACGCGCTCATACTGCTGACGAGCCTTTGCTACTACATACTCGTGCAAAAGTTCTTCAGCTTGCTCGTTTTCTTCTGCCAAAAGGAGTTCAAGAATCTGTTCGAGATTAGCTCTTGATTCTGACATTGTGGCCTCCTATTT